ATGATGAGCAGGTGGATGCTATTGAAGACAGAATTGATAGTCTTCAAACTGATGTAGCAAACCTTCCTGAGGTTAAGTATTACGATGCTGAGATTGAAGCGATCTGTGAAGCGATTGATCAGGTTAAGGCATCAATTCCCAAGTTTCCTAAGTGGGTTAACGAAATAAATGAAGTTCCAGACTTCTCTTGGATTGGTAAAACTTTTAGTATTATTGATGATGACTTTGTAAAAGTCTCTGATAAAATTGAGGGACTTAGAGGTAAGGTTGAATACGACCTAGAGCAACTATCTGAAGATTTAGAGACAAAGCACTTTAATAATACAGTCAAGATTGATTCCAATATCAAAGATCTTGACAGTAAAGTAAACGTCCGTATTGACGAAGAGAAAGATAAGATCTGGAAGGAGATGAGATCTTCATCTCTTAAGATGTGGGAGTACCACAAAGAGTTTAAGGATGATGATCGTAAACTCAAGAAACAGATTCTTGGAGAGTACAATACTCTTAAGAAAAATATTAATAAAGAACTTAAGGAGATTAACTATACCAGTGTAAAAACTGATGAGTTACTTCTTAAGTATTTTACAGAGTTAAAAGAAGAGATTTCTGGTCTTCCAGAAGTTAAGTATTATGATAAAGATATTGATTATGTAAAGTCGGATATCAAGGGTCTTTACAAGATTATTGAGGACATCAAGTCATCCCAAAAGAAACTGCAGGAAGAGCAGAAACTTTTAGCAGAGACTAATGTTCCTCTGGATATGGATCCTCCAGATACAAATAATCCAGATCCACTTACTCCTATTGACCAGAATTTTGTAACTCTTGACCAGTTACAACAGCATTATAAAAGATTCGTAGAGAGAGTACAGTATCAACTAGGATCCATCGGTGGTGGTGGAGAAACAAGACTTCAATATCTTGATGATATTGCAGGCATTGCTACAAATATCAGTGCCTATGATGGAATGGTCCTCAAAATTGATTTAAATCAAACTGGGGCAGATAAACATAAGTTATTTAAATTTGCTCCAGGTGGTGGCAGTGCAGGTGCTGCAGGAACATGGGCAATAACTGATGTTGGTATTCATACCACTAAAAACATTGGTGTTGGTACAACTGCCAGAAGTGATTATGCACTCTATGTTGAGGGTCACCAATATGTTGATGGAAATATTACAGTTGGTGGAACGATTACTTATGAAGATGTCAAGAACGTAGATTCTCTTGGTATCGTCACTGCAAGAACTGGTGTTGATGTTTTAGCAGGTGGTATTAATGTAGTTGGTGTTTCTACGATTAGCACTGGTGTCGGTACAGTTCACGTTGGTGTTGGATCAACTGCACTCTTAGTTCAGGGTGATGCAAGAGTCACTGGTATTCTTACTGTTGGTAGTGCATCAATTACCTTAGATCCAAATACAAATAGACTTTCTGGTATTGATGAAATCATTGTTGGATCTGGTGCATCATTATCATTAGCACCTTTATCTCTTAACCAAGGTGAATTTTCTATTGATTATTCTTCTTTAACCATAGAAGGATATAATGCTGCTCTTGATGGAACTTACAATAGACAAACTAATTCTTTTGTCCTAGCAACAGCCCCTAGTGCCTCTGGTAGTGCTAGATTTCAAAATACAAGTGGTTATTATTATTTCTTACATGAAAGTGATAACTCTAAAATTATTATCTACAACACAGTTGATTCCTCCTGGTCAGCAATTCATAGTTCAGGATCCAATTTTTCATCTCCAAGTAATAGTCAGTTAGTAAATCCAGTAACTGTTGCCAGCGTTGTCACTGTAGTTAGAGAGTCTTATGATGGAACAGGTAGAGCATATCCAGGATCTGGTCTAGGAATCGTATATAAAACAGTTGTAACAAATCACACATCATCTCTTGGTATTGCAACTGCAACTTCTTTAGAAGTAACTGGAATCGCAACAGTTTCAACTGCATTCTACATGCCGCAGTACACGACAACTGCAAGAGATGCGGCAACTTTCAATGAAGGAGCGATGATTTATAATACAACAACCAAGAAAATGGAGTTTTACAATGGAACATCTTGGCAGTCGCTGCCTGGCATGAGTCTTGGACTTACTGTTGCATTAGACGGTTAATATTATATAAATATATCTATGAACTCTTACTAACATGAAGAAGAACGGTAAATGTCCTGCAGGACAATACTACTGCTACACTGATAAAAAGTGTAAACCAATCCCACAAGGATTTAAGGTAGTAGGTCGTGATGGATATCTCCGTAAAGAAAATGGTCATTCTGTAGATGATGAACCCGATACCAAAAAGAATGGTAACGGGAATGGGAATGGGAATGGTAATGGCAATGGTGGAACTGTTAGTGAAGAGGGTCTCCGTGATTGGTTTGGTAAATCCAAATCAAAAGATGGCAAGAAAGGTTGGGTTCAAGTAGTTTCAGGAAAACCCTGTGCTCGCCAACCTGGGCAGAAGTCTACACCTAAATGTGTATCTTCTGCAAAGAGAGCAAGTATGAGTAAATCAGAAAGAATCTCTGCCCAAAGAAGAAAGAGGGCTGCTGATCCAGGTCAACCACAAAAGACAGGAGCGGCAAAACCCACGTATGTATCAACTGATAAACCTAAGAAGAAAATGAGCGAATCTACCGAGTTCATCACTCTACCACTCAATGTTGAGATTCCAAATAACATTAGAGATTTCAACTTAGGATTAATGTTCCGTGAGAGTTTGGATATTAATAGTGGAATGCTGTTCATCTTTGATGAAGTTGCAGAACAGTCTTTCCATATGACTGAAACAAGGATTCCTCTTGATATCGCTTTCATTAAAGAGGATGGAACAATTGAAAGCATCAAAGAATTAGAACCATTTGACGAGAATCCAGTCGCTTCGGATGGAGAAGTACTGTGCGCGTTAGAAGTAAACCGTGGATGGTTCGCAGAAAATAATGTAGAAGTAGGTGACGAGATCGACATTGAGGAAGGCAAGAAAGATGCTTGCTACCATAAGGTCAAGTCACGCTACTCTGTATGGCCAAGTGCATATGCGTCAGGAGCATTGGTCAAATGCAGAAAAGTTGGAGCAGCAAACTGGGGAAATAAAACCAAGAAGGAAGAAATCGAACTTGATACCTCTAGCACTGAACTCGATGAAAAGTGCTGGAAAGGTTATGAAAAGAAAGGTATGAAGACCATGTTTGGGAAGAGATATCCTAACTGTGTCAAAAAAGAAGAAGTTGAGCAGATTGAAGAAAAGAAAGGATGTAACCACACCCATGCAGGAAAAGAATGTCCTGTTCATGGCGTAAGTGCATGTGATGGACCTCAAGGTGGAGATGGTGGAAAACCAGGTGCAGATAAAAATTATGTGAAACCGATGTCAGAAGCAGTAAGAATTCCTGCTAAGACTGGTAATATTATTGCAACATCTGTCAACTGGAGAGGAAGATATTATATCCTTAGAATGTTCTTCCCTTCTACTAAACTTCCTACCAGATCTGAAGTTCAGATTGAAGTAGATAAAGTATATCCTGGCGCAAGAGTACAAAGTTACCACGCGACCGATTATGTCCCAGGACAACCACTACTCCAAGTTGCAGAAGGAGCAGCATGGACTAAGAAGGCAGGAAAAAACAAAGAGGGTGGACTTAACGAAAAAGGCAGAAAGTCTTACGAAAGAGAAAATCCAGGAAGCGACCTTAAGGCACCTTCAAAGAAGGTTGGAAATCCCCGTAGGGCATCCTTTTGCGCCAGAATGAAAGGAATGAAGAAGAAACTTACTTCCTCTAAAACTGCAAACGATCCAGATAGCAGAATCAATAAGTCTCTTAGAAAGTGGAATTGCTGAGGTTAGGATATGAGTGATAATGTATATCTTGGCAATCCTAATCTAAAAAAAGCGAATACTGCCATTGAGTTTACTCAAGATCAAATTCTTGAGTTTATGAAATGTAAGGAAGACCCTGTTTACTTTGCCAACAACTATGTCAAGATTATTTCTCTTGATGAGGGTCTAACACAGTTTCATCCATATCATTTTCAAGAGAAGTTAATCAACAACTTCCACAATAACAGATTTAATATCTGTAAGATGCCACGACAAACTGGTAAATCCACTACAGTCGTATCTTACCTTTTGCATTATGCTGTCTTTAATGACAGTGTTAATATTGGNATTCTTGCAAACAAAGCAGCAACCGCCAGAGAACTTCTTGGAAGGTTACAGACTGCATACGAAAACCTACCCAAGTGGATGCAGCAGGGTATNATNGCATGGAACAAAGGATCTTTGGAGTTAGAAAATGGCAGTAAGATATTGGCAGCTTCTACGTCTGCNAGTGCTGTCCGAGGTATGTCGTTCAACATCCTCTTTCTCGACGAGTTCGCGTTTGTCCCAAATCACNTCGCTGACTCGTTCTTTGCATCTGTTTATCCTACTATTACTTCTGGTAAAAGCACCAAAGTAATTATTGTTTCAACCCCACACGGTATGAATCATTTCTACCGTATGTGGCATGATGCTGAAAAGAGTAAGAACGAATATATCCCCACAGATGTTCACTGGTCAGAAGTTCCTGGCAGAGATGATATATGGAAAGAACAAACGATTGCAAACACATCTGAACAACAATTCAAGATTGAGTTTGAGTGTGAGTTCTTAGGATCTATTGATACGCTGATTGCACCCAGTAAACTAAGAAGTTTTGTTTATGACAATCCTAGAAAATCAAACGCAGGATTAGACGTTTATAATGAACCTGTAAATAATCATGATTATGTAA